ACATCAGCTGTTATATTCTATCTTAAGACTCAAGGTAAGCAGCGAGGGTACATTGAGCGCCAAGAGCTGAGCACAGAGATAAAGAGTATTAACATAACCATAGATGGTACAAATATTTAAGCATGAGCGACAAGATAATAAGCACTAAGTATTCAGACCAAACGCTCGGCACATACGTAGACTTTATAGCAGCAGGTACAGATAGCGTTTCTCAGATTCAAGCTATCACAGGATTGAAGCGCGATGACATTCGCAAGATAGACATGCCTACTATAGATAAGATAGTAAGCGCTTACGCTAATGGCTTAAAGAATGACGAGAAGATATTTCAGAAGTTCATTGAGATAGATGGGGTGAAGTTCGGCTTTCATCCTAACTTAAAAGCTATGACCTTTGGGGAATGGTTAGATTTAACTGAGTTCAGCAAGAACTTTCCCCAGCAGCTTCCTGATTTAATGTGCATTCTTTACAGGCCAGTTACTGCTGAGATTAATTTGCAGTATAAGATAGAGGAGTATAACAGTGATGTACATCTTAAGTTCGTGCCTCAAATGAGGAAGATGAACTTAGCCAATGTAAACGCTGCGCTGCTTTTTTTTTCGACACTCAAAAGCGATTTAGTGAACAATACACCAGAATTTTTAGAGCAGGAGCTGGAGAAGCTGAAGAAGGAGATCAGTCAGTTAGCCGAAGAGGTGAAACATTAGCAAGTGTGTATCAATGGTGGCACGTTATCGAAGAGATGGCAGAGCGAGATATAACTAAATTCGATGCCATCACTAACACAAGAGCTTCAACAATCTTCACCCATTTAACCTATGCGATGGATTACGCTAACAGCTTACAACAAAAGCTTACTTAATTTCCACTATAAGATATGAGCACAATTAACTACACATACAATGTAATCGTTGACAGGTTTAGACAGTTTGCAGCAGGGCATTTCCAACTGCGTAGGTTTACACATGGTGAGATTAGCCAAGCCGATTTAGAGAAAGAGGCAGAGTGGCCATGGCTGCACGTTAAGCCTCGCGCTATTAACTATTCACCTGGTACTCGCAGCTTCAGCTTTGAGATATTTATATCTGATCTGCCAAGAGACAAAGAAGATAAGACAGGCTACCAAGCTGAGTCTATTACTGACTGCTCATTAATCTTCCAAGATTTAATTAATGAGATTTACTTGGGCAATATGTTCGGCTCTGATGCACTGCTCACTCGCCCTGTAAACTCTGAGCCATTCGTGGAGCAATACACTCACACATTAACAGGTGTGACCGGTACTATTGAGCTGCAGTTAGATTACGATTGGAGCGCATGCAGCATTCCTGCAAGCTGGAACTATAACACACCAACAGATTCAGGAAGTGATGGATGGGGAGCGCTTCAGTTCATTGAGAGCTTAGAGCAGAATGGGGTTTATGTTAGTTTATTAAATGACGTAGAAGCACCGGGTAACTCTTACTACTATGGTACTAATGCATCAGGTGTAAAGGGATGGTATGCAAGTACAGCTGGTTTAACCTGCGAAGATTTACCCGAATGCGCTACTATCATTTCTATAGTAGATGACATTGAAGCGCTGCAAACTGGTAAGGTAGATAAGGTAACAGGCAAAGGGCTTTCAACTAATGACTTCACCACAGCAGAACAGACGAAGCTCGCAGGCATTCAAGCAGGAGCAGAGGTGAATGTTAATGCAGATTGGAATGCAACGAGTGGAGATGCTCAGATTTTAAACAAGCCAACGCTAACGAATGGAACAGTTACAAGTGTAGCAGCTTTAACTTTAGGAACTACAGGAAGTGATTTAAGCAGCACTGTAGCAAATAGCACAAGCACTCCTGTAATAACGCTTAACGTACCAACAGCAAGCGCAACGAATAGAGGTGCATTGAGTTCAACCGATTGGAGCACATTTAACAATAAGCAAAATGCGTTAGGTTACACACCACTAGCAGGGGTGCATTCTATTATACCGATGGTTAGTGGAGATGTTACATATAATGGATTAGCTGCAAGTACATCTGCATCAAACCAAACTGGGTTATCTGTCAGAGTAGCACCTTATATTCCTGCACAATCGATTACCACGAGTAATTTATTTATAAATGTTACAAATGCAACAGCAGGTTCATTATGCACCATTGTTATCTATTCAGATTTAAACGGATTACCGAACACTAGACTTTTCGAGAGTGCAGATTTGGATTGCTCCACATTAGGCTTAAAAACAGCAACAACATCATTCAGTTTTGTAGCTGGAACTCTTTATTGGTTAGGCCTTAAAACAAATGGAACAGCAGCAACACGAGCAAGTTTAAACGTTTCTTCATCACTACCATTAGGTGCAAATGCATCATCAACATTTATAAGTTATCAAAAATCAGCAATAACTTATGCTTCACCATCACCTAACCCATTAGGTGCAGTAGCATTGAATGCAACTGTTGGTGCGATTGTTTACATAACTAAAGCATAAAAAAAATGACAGAGCCAAAGACAATAAGAAACGAGATTTATGATGACAATGGTCTTGTTCGTGTAGAATTTATTGAAGTAGAGGAAAGCGAAGAAACCAATGGCTAACGAACAGAGCGCACCAAACTTCTTCGCGGTCGTAAACGATATGGCTAAACGCTTTGTCGAATTGATGCAGTCGGACTATCGTATGAAGCGAAAGGTCGGCAAGAACTACACGAACGCGGTTGCAAGTGGTACGCTCGAGAAGTCGTTAGCTTATAGACTTAAAATAAAAGGCAAAGAGATAAACGTCGCGGTCTACGCGAAAGGAAAAGCGGGGAAGTATTTCTTATTCAGAGAGAACGGTGTGAATGGAACGCAGAAGTCGCAAGGTGCGCCCTACTCATTCAAACGAGGTAGCGGAAGCAAACCCGCGAAAGGTCAAATGTCGCCAATGCAAAAAGCGATATACGACTGGATGAGTATAAAGGGCATAAGACTACGCGACAAGTCAAGCGGTAAGTTCAAGAAGTCGAGCGAAGAACTAAAACAACAGGTGGCAAAACTGATAATGTTCAAGGTTCGTCGTGACGGAATCAAGGGATGGAAAGCGTTCGACTACGCGTTTGAAAACATTTGGGACGAATACGAAGCAAAGGTCGTTGAAGCATACGGCAAAGACTTTACCGCAGTTATAGAGAATCAACTAAAAGACATTTAAAATATGGCAATTACAATAGAAGAACAACCGTATCAATACACACCAATAGGACAACGACTGATGATCGTTGCATCTTCAACCAACGTAGCAAACGCAGGGTTTCGCTTTGTCTTCGACTTCGGTTCTTTCCAAGTCAACGTTCAGCCAAACGCTTCGAACAAAGGTATTCTTGACCTTGCACCGATATTTAGAGAATCGTTACAACACGACGCTTCTTTATTATCCGTGGAAGCAGATAAGGAGAACACCAGCGTTGCGTTCATCTCTTGCACTATCAAAGAAGGTTGGTTGGTTGACGGAGTATTTACCGTAAGCGGTAGCGGAATGGCTGACATCGACGACGTGTACGCGTTCCTTGCTGAATATCAAGTGAGCGACGGTTACAAGCCAAACCCAAACACACGTTATGCGTTAGACGGAACGACGAAGTACGCAATGAGTGAAAGAACGAAGGACACGCACAAATGGAGTGAAGCGGCAGCGCGTGGATTGTCAAGCGACTACGTTTACATTCCTACTCGATTATCTGACTATGGTCTTTTGTACGCGCCTTCGGAAACAGCATTACTTGCTGATAACGATTTTGATATAGTAGTTTTTTCTTCGTACGATAACGACAACGTTTTAATTGACACGCAGTTCTTAGCGGTGGCAGGAGACACCTCAATTGTTAATGTCGTGGGTGCTTTTTACGCTAACGTTAACGCGAATGCTATTGTTGATTTAACAGGTGCTAAATACTACACTATTCAATTTGGAAAAGAAATTTCGTTCCCCGTTTACACACCTGCTTCACGCGTGTATTGTTTTTATATTGTTCCTGACGATTGTCGTTTTGACAATGTGCGTTTGGGTTGGACAAATACTTGCGGTGGTGTGGATTATTTCAACTTTACGAAGAAGAGCGAATTGTCTTTCAACTACGATCGTAAGCAATACCAAAAAGTAATCGGAAATTATAACGCTTCAACGTTTTCTTTCAACACCTACGACAGAGGAACAACCGACCGCTACGTTACAACGACGAAAGGACTGCAAATAAACAGCGACTGGGTAAGTGTTGGAGAGTTCAACCTACTTCAAACGCTTTGCCGTTCTAACGACGTGTTTATAATCAACGACGACGGAACGCAAACACCTATTCTTGTGGACACGCAGAACTTTGTTATTAAGGACGAACGCTACTCGAAACTTTACAATGTTACTTTGAATCTTAAATACTCACAACCTGTAGGCTTATGATGAACGAAGTAATACTAACGCTTACCGACTTTGACGGCAACGCGGCAACTATCGACTTGTACGAAAACGAGAAGATGCACCTCAACTATAAGTTCACCGACCTTACTGACTTCAGTTCGGTAGGTAACTACTCGCGTGAGTTTCGTATTCCTGCAAGTGCAACAAACGTCGATTTCTTTGGTGCTATCTTCAACGTCAATTTCGACGGTTGGTTTGACTTTCGCAAGAAGGTTGAAGCGACGCTAACGGTTAACACGATACCTATCGCAAGCGGACACATTCAGGTGAAGAAGTTATATTGGCAGAGTGGTAAGTTGTTCGAATTTGAGGTTGTATTTTTTGGTGAAGTACCAAACCTTGCAAGACTATTAAATGAAAAGAAACTCAAAGATATTGAATCGATTGTCGCGGGTAACCTTGACTACGATTTACTTCACGCGAATGTTGAAACACCACCTAACGAACACACGATTCTAACGCTATGCGATAAGTGGAATCTGACGGCAACAAATGTAGAAGGACAACCTGTTTATTCAACTACTATCGGTGGGCAACCGACGTATAAACCGCTTTACGTTGGTCACTTAACACCTGCGGTTAAAGCGCAATACTTGTTCGACCAAATAATGAGCGACGCAGGGTTGCAGTATTCGAGTGATTACTTAGGAGAGATACTCGAAGATGTGTACGTTCCTTTCGTGAATGGTCAGTATTTGAATAGTTCGTTAGGACTAAATGACATTACAAGTACATTGGCTTTGGCTTCAAATGTCACAGGTCAAACATTCGGTCCTGGCGATGTTCAATATAACTTATCTGCTGCTCTTACTGAATACAGCGACCCTAACAACGATTGGGCAAGTGGAATTTTCACCGCACCTTTTAGTGGTCAATTTTCTTTCAAAGTTTGGGCAAGTGGAACAATTACTTCTTCTACATTTTTAACAAGTCTATTTATTAGACCTGAATTTTATGTGAACGGAACTTTTGTTTCAACACCTACGTCTTCATTTTCAGCAGACACTAACTTTTCAAATAGCGTTATTAATACGGTTGATTTAAGCGAAGGAGATACTTTAGAAATTCGTTTAGCTCTTACATTAAATGACGACGGAACAACAGGACCTGCGGACGCTACAATTACTTTTATAGGTAACGGAGCAAATGATTACACGGGAACGGGTGTTGAATTGGTAAGCGTTGGAACGGCACTAACAAACGACACCGTTCTTATGGAGTACAACGCTCCAGATATGAAACAAATTGATTTCATCACATCAATTCAAAAGATGTTTAACCTTGTTTTCGTAGCCGATAAGACGCTTCCGAACACGCTTCGAATAGAACCAATGGTCGAATACATCGCAAGTGGTAATACGTTGGATTGGTCGCAGAAGTTGGACTTGTCGAAAGATATAATGTACTCTCCAACGACTGACCTTCAGAAAGCAAAATTCTCTTTCACATACGCAAGTGATTCAGACTTTTTCAATTCTATCTACACAGACAATGGTCGCGTGTACGGACGCTACGAAGTAACTGAAGCGGACTTTGAAGTAATCAATGAGTTCGCAACAGGCGAAGAAAAGGTTGAGTTAGCGTTTGCATCCACACCTTCCGCTCCTGTCGAAAATACAGATGTTGTTGTTCCTAAATTCTTGAATGCAGAAGGGCAATTCGTACAACCAAAACCACGCATACTTTACTACTTCGCTGACTTCTTCGTGAATATGTTTGACGAAGTGAGTGGTGATGTGGTGCAAACAGCGGTGAAGTGTTTGAATAACTATTCGACAATGAACGCAACGGTAAGTGATTCAGATTTGAACTTCGCTCCCGAAATACCACCACACACAATCATTGCGAACCCATACAACAACCTTTACAATCGTTGGTGGAGAAACTACTACCGCGAACTATTCGACGGACAAGCGCGAATTTTAGAAGGTATGTTTGCACTTACTTTGAACGACATCTTCACGTTTCAATTTAGCGACAAGATTTGGATTATCGATTCGTGGTGGCGCGTGTTGGAGATTCAAGGCTACGTTGTAGGCGAACAAGATATGACAAAGGTAAAACTTATTCGCGTTCTTGACATCAACAACGACTGCGACCTTACACCTGTGTCCGCCAACCTTGACCAATCTTTGAATTGGGAAAATTCGAATGGTGATCCTGCGACGATAACGCAAGATTGTTGTCTTCGTTTTGGCTACAATTGGAATAGCGCAAAGAATAACTGCTACTCACAACCAAACAACGGAACGCGTTCTTTCATTACGCAACAAGCACCTTCTTTAGCACCTACTCGCTTCGGTGCGCCTGTTACATTTAGCGCGGGAGTTAGTCAGCCAGTTAAAACGATAACAACGGACTACGTTATAACCAATTTTGACCGCGTGTTGTTCGTTGACACGACGGCAGGAAGCATTACTATTTATTTACCTTCAGCAACAACGACGGCAGGTCGTGAGTTCATCATTCAAAAGTCGGTAGCGGCTAACGGAGTAACGGTACAAGCGTACACAGGAGAAACGGTTGAGGGAAGCGGAAGCGTGACGTTCACAGGATTAGGAGATACAATAACAATAATATCAAATGGAAGCGACTTCAAAAGTACATCTACAAAATAAAGCGCACGAAATGGTAGCGTGTTTAGAGTTCATTAAGTTGAACATAAAGACGGACGGCGAGAGCGGGAAAATGGCACAAGGAAAGCGTAAGTTAAAATTGTGGAAACACTACACTTGGAAAGTTACTCGCATTTCGGTAAACGTCGCGTTCTGGATATTTATCTTATATAAACTACTATTCTGAAATGGCGAATACAATAGATTTTAATGTAAGCACAAACGCGGTTAACGTCCTTAATCAGACGGCTGACGCGGCAGAGAATACAGCGAAAGGATTCACAAGCGCGAAAGCGGAATTGAGAGCGTTACAACAGCAGTTGTTGCAGATGGATTCTTCCAGTGAGGAGTTCAAGAAAGCGTCCGCTCGTGCTGCTGAATTGAAAGACAACATCGGCGACCTTTCGGCAGAGATTAACGCAAACGCGGGTAACGCTTTCGAAGGTCTTTCGAACAACGTTGGTTTGTTTGGTTCACGTCTTATGGACTTGGACTTGAAAGGTGCAGGACAGGCTTTGAGTGGAATGGGTGCTGCAGTTAAAAAGATTGATTTTAAGACAGTAAAAGATGAGATAGGCGGTCTTGTTCAAGGTTTTGGAACTTTAGCAAAAGCAATTATTTCAAACCCGATTTTATTACTTGCAGGTGCTGTGGCTTTAGTCGTTGCAAACTTCGACGACTTAATAAAACTCTTTCCCTCAATCGAAAACGGTCTTACTGGTATTGACGAACAACAAAGAGAAATTGCGAAGAACGCACAAGCAACCGCAGACGCTTCAAAAAAGGCTTATGAAAATTCTTCGTTACAAGAAAATTCTTTAAGGCTTCAAGGAAAAAGCGAAAAAGAAATTCTTCAGATAAAGATGAAGAAACTTGAAACGTCGATAAAAGACGCGAAAGTAAATTTAGAAATTCAAGAAAAACAAGCGGAATCGCAAATAGCTGCGGCTAAAAGAAATGCAGACTTATTACAACAAATAGTAAGGGGTGCTTTAGAGTTGAGTGCGGTTGGTTTGAGAATGTTGGTTGCTCCGATTGATTTAGTTTTGAAAACAGCAAACCAAGTAAGCAAGGCTTTAGGTTTTGGAGAAATAACGGCTATTAATCTAAATGAAGAAATTACAAAACTAACGGAAGCGGGTAGTAAGTTCGTTACTGAATTATTGATTGATCCAGCAAAGCAAGAAAAGGAACTAAAAGAATCGTTTGACAAACAACGTCACGAGATAGACCAAATGACAAGCGACTATCAAGGCTTTCAGTTGTCTATTAAAAAAATTGATGCAGACGCGGCAAAGGCAAGACAGGACGAATTAAAAAAAGAAGCAGATGAAAAAGAGCGTTTGCAAAAAGAAGCAGACGAAAAAGAGTTAGAACGTCGTAAAAAATTAAACGACGAATTGATAGCTGAAGATGAACGAATGGCATCTATCGGAGTTGATGATTTAATAGCAAGAGAAAAGAAAAAGACAGATGCTAAACTTCTTGCTGAAATGGAAGGTCATTCCAAATTAACAGCATTAAAAGCACAAAACTCACAAGAAGAACTAAAGAAAGAAGAAGAAGCATTTAACACACGTTTACAACTTGCTTCAAGTGGATTAGATGCGTTAGTTGCTTTAAACGATGCGTTCACAAAGAAGGGACAACAACAATCAAGAAAGCAATTTCAAATTCAGAAAGCGTTGAATCTTGCATCTGCGGTAATTGATACTTACGGTGGTATCAATAGAGCGTTGAACGACAAGACAATGCCTTCCACAACGGCGCGTATAATACAAGCGTCTATCGTTGGTGCAATGGGTTTGGCTAACGTGTTAAAAATTAGCAAGACGGAATACGGCAACGCTTCAACTCCTTCTGGAACAAATATGAGTTCGGCAGGTGGTGGCGAAGGAACAACAGCACCTTCACCCGCGAACTTCGCCTTCCTACAAAACCAACCTAACCAACAACCGCCACTTCAAGCATACGTCGTAAGTACGCAAGTGTCGAGCAATTTAGAAGCACAACAACTAATCAACAACCAAGCGCGTCTTGGTAGCTAAAAAATAAAACAATGAATAAAAAAATTAAAGTTATTGAGTACGGCATCGACGACGCAGGGTTACTCGGAGTGTATGCTATCAGCGTTGTCGAAGAACCTGCAATAGGTGTCGATTTCGTAGCGTTATCAGAACAACACAACGTGAAGTTCAAAGAAGATTTCAGAGGTCTTTTATACGGCGCGTTATTGATTCCCGACCAACTCATTTACAGACGCAACGACGAAACGAACGAGGAATACTATGTGAAGTATTCGAAAGAAACAATCAGAGCAATCGCTTACAACTATTTGAAACACGCTAATCAAAACAACGCAACGGTTGAACACGCGAAAGTTGTTGACGGTGTTTCGTTGGTTGAGACGTGGATCATTGAAGGCGAAAATGACAAGTCAAAGAACTTCGGGTTTTCACTTCCAGAAGGGACGTGGTTCGGTTGTATGAAGGTTGAGAACGAAGAGGTGAAGAAGCAGATTCAAAACAAAGAAGTGTTAGGTTTCTCGATTGAAGGAAACTTCATTGCAGAGAAAGAAATGTATATGAGCGCACACGATGAGTTCGCTGCTATTCTTGAAGAATTAAACGACCTTTTGAAAGAAGACTAAATGAACATCGAAGCAGGGGGGTTTCTCAAAGTCGAACTGTTCAACGACGACGCAACCCTGTTTCTCAACGCACTCACGAAGATAACTAACGAGGGCGGCAAGATGGGTTTTAAGACGTACGGGTTGAGCGAGGATGAAATGAAGACGTTAAACGCAATACTTGATTTATTAGGATAAAAAAACGGAGGGTAATCACTCCCTCCGCCAAACCTAAAATCAAAAAGAATCTATGAAAAGAATCAATTATGAAACAAATATACCTTCTTTTCTATTTAGGAACTAAATTATTAATTAAACAAATTATGAACTTACGAGAAAAAGTAAACGCTCTTTTCGCAAAACATAATGTTAGCCTATCAGCCGAAGAGGTTGTTGAGGTGAAGCAAATGGTTGAGGCGATCTTAGAGGACGGAACAAGCATCTACTCGGACAGCGACACTTGGGCAGCTGGTGTTCGTGTATTCGCAAAGGACGCAGAAGGCAACGAGGTTGTTGTAGCGGACGGAGAGTACAAGACAGCAGAAGGAATCATTGTTGTTGTTAGCGGTGGTCTTGTTGCTGAATTGAAACCAATGGAAGAAGAATCTCCAGAGGTTGAAGTAATCATCGAAGAAGAACAAGCGACAGAGGTTGTTGCTGAAGAAACATTCAACGCAGAAGTTGAAGGTCTTTTGTCTTTGGTTGCTAAACTTGAAAGCGAACTTGCTGAAATGAAGAAAGCAAACGCAGAACTTTCATCAAACGTTGAGAAGTTGAGCGCACAACCTGCTGTTCAATCTATCAAAGAAGTTAAACAAGCGAAGCAAACACCTGCTAAATCTTACAACAAGATGAGCGCAGAGGAACGCTTCTTATTTCATCTTAAAAAATAATAAAAAACAAATAAAAAAAAATGCCTACTACAACATCATTAACTACCACTTTTGCAGGTAGAGAAGCTGCAGGATATATCCGCGCAGCGTTCTTAAGTAACGAGTCTCTTGCAGCAGTTACTTTCAAAGAAAACATTGAGTACAAACAAGTTGTTCGCAAATTAGTTGACAACGTTACTTTCGCAAACGCGACTTGTGACTTCACACCAACTGGAACAGTTACTTTAACTGAGCGTATCTTGACTTTGGAGAAATTCCAAGTTCACAGACAACTTTGTAAGAAAGATTTCTTGGCTGATTGGGAAGCTAAATCAGAACAAGATGGTTTCCTTCACGCTTCATTGACTGACGCTTTAATTGCTAATGTAATGGCTGGTGTTGGTGCTAACAACGAGCGCGTAATGTGGCAGGGTGTTAACGCTACTGCAGGTGAGTACGCAGGTTTCGAGACTTTGTTCTTGGCTGACGCTGCTGTTCTTGACGTTGCTACTCCAGTTGCTATCGACAGCACTAACGTAATCGACGAAATGAATCGTTTGGTTTTAACACTTCCTGTTCGCGTTCGTCGTGCTACTGAAAAGCCTGTTATCGCAGTTTCTTCAAACGTTGCTGAAGCGTTCAGAACTGCTATCTTGGGTCTTGGTGGTGGAAGCTACTTGTACCAAGGAGAGACTGTTAAGATGACTTGGCAGGGACAGTATGACATCATCGAGTGTCCTGGTATGTCAGACGATACAATGGCTATGTATCAGAAGTCTAACTTGTGGTTCGGAACAAACCTTCTTGACCAATGGAACAACGTTGCTGTTTTGGATATGTACCAATACGACCTTTCTGACAACGTACGTTTCGCAGCTTCTTTCTTCGCAGGTGTTCAGTACGGCTTCGGTGACGAAATCGCGTTCTACCAATACACTGCATAATCTCAACCATTCTAACCCTTGCACGAATAGAGGTGGTGGCATAAAAACCACCCCTCTTTTGTGCTAATAAAAAACTAATAATATGGCTTGTGAATTAAGCATCGGAATGACCCTTGACTGTAAAGACAGTTTGGGTGGTATCAAACAAATCGTTTTGTTGGAGCAAAATTTAGTTACAGGTATAACTTTAGACGCTTCAGAAGTAATAACAGCAATTGCTGGCCCAACAGATGCAGATTTGTACACTTACGAACTTCCTACTCAAACAGGATCGTTCGAAGAAACAATCAACTTCAACCGCGACAACGGAACAGTATTTTATACTCAAACCGTTAACGTGATGTTGCACAAATTGTCTGCTGCTAAACGCAAAGAATTACAAGTAGTTGCACAGGCTCGTGTGATTGTATTCGTAAACGACACCAACAACAATTGGTGGGCAGTTGGATATGAGTACGGAGCAGACCTTTCAACAGCAACTGCTGGAACAGGAACAGCTTTGGGTGATATGAACGGCTTCACTCTTGCGTTTACTCACGAAACTCCAAAGAGAGCGTATAAGTTGAGCGGAACACCTGATTCAGTTATATCGTAATCAAAAAACTTTTACACATAGAGGGGCAACGCGTCCCTCTGTGCTGTAATTTCATAACACAAATAAAAAGATAGAATGGTTTATTTGAACACTAATACGGCGAATCAAGATGCGTGGCTTTCACTCGATGAAGGTCGCCAATACTTCAACGTTGCGTTCACAAACTATCTTTTAATTCTTACTTACGAAATGACAGGCGAACAACTCGCACAAGTCGTAGTCGTAATAAACGAAAATGAACGTGTCACAAAGATTCGTTTAACAACAGTTGGACTAACCGACGCTGGAAAATACAAGTACCAAGTGTACGGACAGAACAGCGATTCTAATTTAGATCCAACAGATGCTTCCGTTGTTGGTTTGGTTGAACGTGGTTCAATGATACTATCAAACGGAACAATTTACTTTGACGTTTCAACACCGACAATTCCTGTCGATGTAATATATACAGGCGCATAATGAGCAACATTCAGCAAATAGCATTAAGTCGTTACATACCTACCGAAGCAATCGAGAAAGAGAACCGCAGCGGTTGGATTGATTACGGAAATGACAATTTATATCCACAATACTTAATCAACCTTTACTACAATTCACCAATTCACAACGCGTTGACGAACTCAATCGCGTTTATGATTGAGGGGCAAGGTACAGGAACGATTCTCGATAGTGCTTTACAAGGCATCGCGTTCGACTTAAAGTTGCAGGGTGCGTTTGTTGCAGAGGTTATATGGTCGATGGATTTCACACGCGTTGTAAAGATTAACCATTTGCCTTTTGAGAATTGTCGTTTAGCTTACGACAAAGAAGAGGAAGAAATCACAGGTGTTTGGTATTCGAAGGACTGGAAGAACTCACGTTCGAAGAAAGGTAAACCCGAATTTATCCCTGCGTTCAACCCTTCACAAGCGCAAGAACAACCAAGACAAGTTATTTACGCACACGGAATGATGGCAGGAAGTTCTTACTATCCAAAGCCAGACTACTTCGGTGCGTTGAATTATATCGAGTTGTCGCATCAAATGGGTTTGTATCACGTTAATAATATCTTGAACGGATTATTTCCTTCATTCATCATTAACTTCTTGAATGGTATTCCGCAGAAAGAAGAACGCGAGGCAATACGTCGTGAGTGGGAAGAACGTTTGAGCGGTGCAAGTAACGCAGGAAAGTTCTTGATGACTTTCAACGAAGATCCTGCACGAACTCCAGACATTCAAGCGTTCCCTCTTTCAGATGCTGACAAACAATATCAGTTCTTATCAGAAGAAACGGCGAAGCAAATTATGGTAGGACACCGCGTTGTGTCGCCATTGATTCACGGGATTAGAGAATCTAACGGCTTCGGTTCGAATAAGGACGAAATGTTGGTAGGTATGGAGATATTCAACAACCAAGTTGTAAAGCCTTATCAACGTATAATTGAAGACGTGTTCACACCGATTTTAGGCAACGTTGAAATAAAAATGAATAGTGTGTTCGACGAAGAACAAGTTATTGACGTAACACCAACTGAAACGACTACAACAACAATAGACACACCAACAGATCCGAACGCGTTAGCTGAAAAAGTTAGTGACGTAACGTACAACGGTGCGCAAATTGCTTCTGCTTTGGAGATTGTTGCAGCCGTTGGAACAGGTACGTTGACACAAGAACAAGCAATTGTCTTTTTAGTTCAATTCTTGGGTCTTGATGTAGACGTAGCGAAGTCAATGTTTCAAACAGGCGGTGACGCGGTGGCTAAATTGTCCGCCCAAAAAAAAAAAGTTGTAACGAAGAAGGCGAAAGCTGCGGATGTTAAGATAAGCAAGGAAGAAGGCGACGCTTGGTTAGCGCACTTACGCGAAAAGGCTGAGTACATCAACGAAGAAGAATGGCAATTGCTTTCGGACGAAGAAGTAACTAATCCATACGACGAAGAAAAGTTTCGCTCTGAATTTATGAGCGTTCGCGGTTACGCAAAACCTAACGAAAAGAGCGACGAAAAAGATACAGGTCTTTACAAAGTTCGTTACTACTACTCAAAAAACTACACTTGGAAAGAAGGCGAAATGGTAACACGCGATTTTTGTCAAGAAATGGTTGCGCTTTCTAAACTTGGAGCGTTGTTCAAATATGAAGACATTATTCAAATGGGTAAAGATGGTGTGAACGATGCTTTCGCTCCGAGTGGTTCAAACACTTATTCTATTTGGACGTACAAAGGCGGTGTTTACTGCCGCCACGCGTGGTTCAGAAAGGTATTTTTCCGCAAAAGAAAAGACGGAAAGTTCTTACCTAACGACGGATTGAAAAACGACACCGTTGTAACAGGAAAAGTAGCAAACGATTTGTTCCCAAAAGGAGAAGAAGCGGTACGTCCTAACGATATGCCGAACAGAGCATCATTAAAATATAAATAAACATTACAATGGCACTACAACCCGAAGTTCTACTCATTGACGAAAACTACATAAAAAAATACAGTTGGATTAACGGAAGCGTTGACCCTTTACTTATGTACCCTGCAATATATCTTGCACAAGACGAATACGCGCAGTTGTATTTAGGTACTGACCTTTACAATAAGATTAAAGACGACGTTGTAAACGACGACATCACAGGCGCATACGAGGAGTTATTAGACACTTACTTGCGTCGAATGATAATGTGGTGGTCGTTGTATGAAATGCTTCCTCATTTGTACGTTAAAACCGACAATGGAAGTTTAGTAATTCGCACAAGCGAAGACACTACACCGATAACACAAACAGACTTGCAGAATTACCGCGATCAATCACGTTCGAAAGCGATGTTTTACACGCAACGTATGGTCGATTTCTTGTGTTTCAATCAGTCAGACTTCCCGGAGTACACGACAAACGACACACAGCAGATATGGTCGCAAACAAACGTCTATCCTTCGAACGCTTTTGAGATTAGCGACGGACGCGATAGAAAGTCTTATACATACAGAAGACAAGGTCTTGGATGGATTAGATAACTAAAACAAAAACAAATGGCGAAAGCAGGGCGCAAAAAGGATATGGTAAAACAGAAGGTGTACGAAGAAAAGTTTCGTCGTTACCTTTTGAAGAAAGAAAAACAAATAAAAAGACTTGTCAATGAAAGTTAACGCAGAAGGCTACGCATTAATAAAGAAGTTTGAAGGTTGTAAATTGAAGGCTTACAAATGTCCTGCGAACGTGTGGACTATTGGCTATGGAAACACGTTTTACGAAGACGGAATGAAGGTGAAAGAAGGCGATGTAATAACGCAACAACGCGCGGAGGAATTAGCCAAATTTATAATTGACCAGTTTGCGGTTGTAATCGCTCCATTCATTCAAAAGCCATTAACCGATAATCAATTCAGCGCGTGTGTTTCACTTGCGTACAACATCGGAACAGCAGGATTCAAACGTTCGTCTGTATTTAAGAAAATAAACATCAATCCTAACGACGCAACCATTGCTGATTCTTTTAGACTTTGGAACAAGGGCGGCGATAAAGTATTGAAAGGTTTGGTTACGCGTCGCGAAGCAGAAATACAACTTTACTTCAAGTGATATGAACACCGAAAACGAGATTGCTTTGATACACGAGGAACTCCAAGAAATGAACAAGAAGATTGACCGCATCTATCACGTGTTAATCGGCGACGACGAAATGAAAATAGAAGGTCTTGTGAGCAAGGTTCAGAAGCACGACAAGTACATTCAGAATCAACGTTTGCAGGTTGCTCGTTTGGGTGGTATTGCAACGGCTGCTGGTGTAGTTGGTGGGTTAATAGTTCAGTTCATATTGAAGTTTTTATGAAAGAAAAGTTGAAGGAGTGGCTCAAGGAAATGCTTACGTCTTCAACCAAAGTAAGTTCGAAACGAATTGTTGCTATATTTGTTACAATTAACTTAATCGTTTTGAGTTACATTGCAACATTCACATATTACATCTGTCCCATTGCGATGTTCGATACACTCGCTCTTTTGACAGGTGGTCTATTTGGAGGAACAGTAATTGAACGATTTACAAAACAAAAGAATGGCAGCACCGAAAACAGCAGCGAGGACAATAGCTGAAGAACTATGTTCAAAGTTCAAAGACACTCCGTCTTTGACACTATCAAAAAAGTTATTTGCCGAGTATCCAGAAGTTTATAAAGACGTTGAACACGCGAGAACATTTGTTCGAATAATTCGTGGTCAGAAGGGAAGAATGGACAGAAAGAATACCGCTGACAAATCTCTTTATGATGCGAAGCCACGACCATTGAACCCATTCGCGCTACCGAAGTCGTATGCGAAGAAACGCAGACACGTTGAATTGAAGGGAACAAAGTTCTTAATCCTGTCAGACATTCACATTCCTTACCAAGATAACGACGCTTTGAGCGTTGCAATTAACGAAGGTATTCGTCAAGGGTGCGACGCGGTAATTCTAAACGGCGACGCGTTAGATTGTCACATGATTAGCGACTTTGTCAAAGATCCACGTAAACGTAAATTCAAAGATGAACTCTACGCGATGCGTCAGTTTGTAGATACGTTACGAGGTCAATTTCCTAACGCACACATCTACTACAAGGAAGGAAACCACGAGGAACGATACTGGCGTTATATGAGAATTAAAGCACCCGAACTATTCGACATTGACGCGTTTGATTTTTCGTCTTTGTGTCATCTCGATAAACACAATATCACTTGGATTGACGGAAAGAGCAAACTGAATATCGGTAAACTTTCAATTTTTCACGGGCATGAGTTCGGGAAGCAGTTCTTACCTTCGGTAAACGTGGCGCGTGGGTTGTTCTTGAAGACAAAAGTTTCTTCTTTATGCGGACATCACCACCAAACCGCAGAACACAACGAGAGGGACGCTAACGGAAAGTTTATTACTTGTTGGGGTGTTGGGTGCTTGAGTGAATTATCTCCCGACTACAACCCTTATTCGAAGTACAATCACGGCTTCGCTATCGTTGAGAAAGGAACAAATGGACAATTCAGCGTCAAGAATTTACGCATACACGAAGGTCAGATATTATGAAGAAGAATATACTCGCAATTGCTTTGTTGCTCGTTGGGACAACTGCTATTTGGACGGTTGTTTGTTATTATTGGTTTGGTTGTACGCATAAAAAGAACGTACAAGAAAACGTACAAACGCAAGACAGCATCATAAACTACAACGCAGGTGAATACCAGATGCTTCTCGAAGAAACACTTGAACTAAAAGAACAACTTGCATACTATGAAAGAACTCAACTTAAAGCCAAAACCACCTATCAAAGAACTCGTGATATTGTTCTTGTTCGAGATACTATTACTCGCGTGGATGTCGTACGTTTGGTGAACTCTTGCGATAGCGTTATTGCTTCAGATTCGCTTGTAATTAACAACCTCAAAGAACAATTGAACATCGAAGGGGAAAAAATAAACAACTTACAAGAAGTCGTCGTTGCTTATGAACAGAAGGAAGATATATTGAGCGAAGAAATAAACACTCTAAACGTTGAAAAGAAAAAGTTGGACAAACAAAAAAAGCGCAGAAACCGCGCCTTAATCGTAACATCGTCCGTAGCTGTTCTTTCTACTTTTGTTCTGAGTGTTTTACTTTAGATTCTGGAACGTAGAACTTCAAAGAGAACTCAATGGCTTCACTTAAAAAAGTGTTGCGACTATTCTCACCTCTCTTTTCGTCTATCTCGTTCCACAAGTCTTTGTGTAGATAAACACATATTCCTTTTTTAGTTTTGCTTTCTGGCATCTTCTTCAATTTTTAGTTTCTTCAAATAAAGCGCAAGGTCTAACGCTTCCTCGTATGCGTGTTGTAGCCATTCTGAGCGCGTTAAGTCTTGTCGGTCGAGTGTTGTTCCATACGTCTGCATTCCCTTCAATTCTCGCGCTTCTAATTCAGCAATAACTTGCGTAAGTAAATTACTTTTCTTCATTCGGTTTAGACATCATTGAACCAATCATAAGAGCGAGATATATTTTCTCTTTTGCGTTTAAGTCTTTCCGTTGAGAAAGTTCCAGAAGAATATCTCCAAGAATCTTCCCTTGTTGGAAATAGTTCGCAAGCGAATTAACAATTTCGCGTTCGCGCTCGTAAGTCATTTTCAAAGACTCGTATAGTGGTGTGTTTTTCATTCTTATTTATTTAAATGGTATGTTTCTAAGTAATCAATCAAAGCGTCTCTTGTTTTATCTAACATTTCCCATTCTTCAGGAGAAGTGCAATGCCCTACTTCATTATTAATTAACGCAAATAGATGTACTAAATTTTGAATTTTCAATTTAACATCGAACGAATCTTCGCCAAAGTCTTCGTCTTCAAAATCGTACTTTTGTAATAGTTCTACTGTTTGAGTAGTTGCTAAAATGTATTCTTTTTCTTCTTTCATTCTTGTATGTTTTCTATTTCTTGTTTTATTTTAACAACGTAATTTATACTTTCAGGCACATGAGAATTTGATGGATCTCTATGGTAAAATATCCAAGAATTAATAAATTCTACTTCATTTTCATTGCAGTAATTTATGAATTTTTCATGTTCTTCCATACCCCAAGTTCCTGTATGAAATCTTAAATGTCTAATCATTTCGTAAATGTATGCTAAATTATTTTACCCCACAACATATTGTCCGTAACTTGGATTGAGTTCGAAGTACATTCGCATCATTATCGCGTCGGCAACGTCGGGAGAAATACCTTCGCGGTTCTTGATTACGTCCTTCGGTGTGACTTGCAACTTTCCGTCAACGTCAGCGCGATGTCGTTTAATCATTTCTAATTCACGGACGATTTGTTCTTTGCGCGTACTGGATAAGATAGTGACTTTGTTTTCTTCAACGTATTGAGCTAGTTTGTAGTAACATTCGCTTTTCAAGTTTTGGTATTGTGGGTGTTTGGGTTTTGATCCATTGACGAACCCTCGACACTTTAAGAAGTCAACTACTCCACCACCAACTCCGTCTTCGTCACACACTACGTCTTGCAATAAAATTGAATGCTGTTGACAGGTTAAACGAATCTTGTTCACGACTTCGTCCAACGCTGCACGATTGAGTTCAATTATGTCAATAATAGTAAGCCCTTCCCAAACAATAATAATCGTTCTATCCTTCCCAAAACGCGCAATATCGGCTGTGATATACTTCTTGCCTTCATTGATTACTTCGTTGCGGAACATTCGAAGAAGATTCTCAGTATTGAATAACTTGTCTGAATCGTCGTCAAACTCCCAGTTTCCTTCTAAAAGTCTTTTGCGGTCGTATTCGGGAAGTCGTCTAAGAGATTCAATGTAAGCTACCGGTAAGAATGGGTTATCTTGCGGCAAGGCTTGGACAAATGCGCGGTGTGAAGGTAGTTCGTTCCTGTTGTTCTTCATATAGAACTCATTATACAACCAACCTTTCGACGGATTACACGATAAGAAGCCTTTGGGAATAAGACCGAACTCGTTCAATTTGTAACGGCAACGAGAGTGAACGATGTTCACAGCTTTCTCTGTTACCTCTGCTACCTCGTCTATAAAATAATCGGTAATTTCCAACGATCCAAGTGAATCGAAGTTCGGATTTGAAGGATAAGCGAACAGGTCTTTCAATACAATTTCGCTTCCGTTGAAGAACTTAATTACATTCGTTTGTCCGTTGTAGGTGTAGTGTTTGTCAGCAACCAATCCAAACTCACGCGCTGTTTCAAAGAACGTGTTGAGCGTCGTCTTTTTCAGCGTATCTAATTTAGAACGTCCAATAAGCGAACGTGTTCCTGCGTACTTCAAACGACGTTGAATCTGCCACATACAACCGAACTTAGTCTTTCCACCCCCTGCCGCGCCACCGTATAACAACTGCTCAACTTGCGAATCGGTTGCAAGATAGTTCAACGCTTCAATTTGACGCGGCAGGTATTCGGGTTTATATGCTGTCATTTAATTTAATCATTGCATAAGACATTGGAAATTGGTGATGTATCAATCCATCTGTTCTACATTCCCAAAAACCGTCAGCCAAATATAATTTTTCACAGTGAATAATATATTTTGACGCTGTAACAGGATGAATGAATTTATATGTTTTCATTTTTTTATAAGGGTTAGATGGTAGTGGTGTTTGTGGCATTATTGTTTACTTAGATATAATTTGTAAAGTTCACGCAATCCTTCGAACTGAATCGATTCTTTTAGCAATTGTCTTTTTCGGTCACTCATTCGCTCAACCATTCCTTTGCTCAATTGCTGTTCATTGAAGACTGTCTTTCGCGCTTTCGCTTTACAAAGTTGATATTCTTCTTCTGTAAAAGTTTCGAGCGTTATACGCTTACTTTCTTCGAGCCATCGCATCATTGACACACCACGTAGTTCTAACGTTGTGTATTTGCCTTGTTTGAAGCTCTGCACGTCTTCGTCTAACATTCTTCTCCAGCTATCATCATTCACCGCCATTTCGTTTTCTTTTATTAGTTCTGCTTTTTCCTCAATTGATTGCGCTATTTCACGCTGAATTTGTAGATTAGCCTTGTCTCTGTGTGGTTTGTAGTGAGTAAGTACGTCGCCAATAAACGAGACGCTTAACGCTCCAAAATGCTCACACTTTTTACTCAGTTCATTTGCTGCATTTAGTTCAAACGCAAGGTTGAAGTGTTCGAATGTAACCCACCGAAAGTGTTTGCCTATGAACTCGTGTAACATTTGCAACAGTTGCGCTTCGGGAAGTGCTATTCCGTACATAGCGCAAACCTTCGAACAAAGTTTAACGAATGTCGGTAGGTCGTAGTCGGCTACAAATGCGCTTTCGCGTTCTGCACGATCAACCCTTTGTGTAATTGTGAGCGTCGTTGTAGATGCGTTGCGCAGCATCGGAGTCGAATTTTCCATTTTTGATTTTAGTTTGAGTTTGGTTTGTTTGAGTTGCAAATTTAGTTAAGTCCCACGTTCGCACCGCAGCCTTCCAGTCTTTCATCTGATTCCTTCCTACCTTCCAACCGTTTGCCTCGTAATGCGCGTGGAACTTCTCGGTAAAAGCGAGAGCGTCTTCCTTGCTTAATTTCTCACACGCGTAGTCGAATATCTCAACAACTGTTGGTTTGACGAAAGGACATTTTTTGTCCTTTGGTATAAGCGTGGGTGTTGCCTTTTCGGATAACTTTGCAATCAGTTCAATCAATTGGTGTTCATGTTCCTGAACCTTCGCTTCGAGAATCTCGATTCTCTTTTTGAGTTGTAGTATTAGCATCATATTATTTTTTAGTAATCGTCCCTTTCGAAGTCTGCGTTTTCTTCCTTCGTGCAGTCGTAACAAAGACCAATCTCGTCTTCGAACATTTCCTGAATCTCGCTGTCTTCGTATTCAGCAAAGCGGATGTTTTCTTTTTTGATGTCAGCAATTCGTTCTTCGATTGCTTCAGTGTCGCAATAACGGCAGTAGTCGCTCATAGTTGTTTGATTTTATAGGTTTAGTTTCGCTCTTCTTTTCACTTCGAGTTCACGTTGGTGTTCGAGGTGTTCGACAAATTTAGTAAAAAACTTGATTGGTTTAGCATAACCCTTCTCGTTCATCAAGAAACAAATGCGTTCAACAGTTGCACGATAGGTTCTATCCATCTCAATCTGCCACGTCGCCTGTTTAATTCCGTGCATAACGGTTGCGTGGTCTTTGCCGTAGTGCTTCCCTATTGAATCGAAGGACTGAAAGTAACAAGGACGGATCAAAAAGAAAATCATTTGTCTTGCGGTTACAATCTCGCGTCGTCTTGTTGGGGTGTAAAGCGTTTGCGATTGAAGTCCCAACACGCTGCACGTTACGTCCTCAAGTGCGCTCCAGAACGCTTCACGTTCGTTTTCAAGTTCCTGTTGTATCTTGATTTGTTCGGTCGATAGACGCTCGTATTTCGGGGTAAGCATCGTCCATAGTGTCTCGAATCTTTCCATATGTGCAAATGGAATCATATCAATCATTTGCTGTCTTATTTGTTCGTTAGTCATTTTCTTCGTTTATTAATTTGGTTGGTGTGAATGTGCTGAATACGTCCTCGCGTGAAAGACCTGTGTGTAAGCAAATGTTGTTGAAGTCTTTAATTCTCATTCGTTCGGGGTGTGCGACGTAAAGACGTGCCGTTGGATCGCTGATTCGTAACGCTGTCTTGAAGTTCGTTAACGTCTTGAAGTTTATCTTGACAAGGCGACCGAATGGAGTCTTGTATATTTCTTTATTCATAATTTGAAAAGTGATTTAACCACGCGTTGAATGAAGGAAAGTTCTTGTTCTTTTCTAACTGGCGCGGTTGGTTGTGTTGTTTGTTTTGCTTCTTTCGGTTGATTGAAAAGCGTTGTTTGTTTTACGAATTGCTTATACGAGTTCGTCTGTTGCGTTCCTTTTCTTTGGAAGCGGTCGTACACGCGTTGGTTGTATTCGTTCTTTATTTGAATGAATTGTTCGTAACGGCTAACACGAATTTTTACAAGTGCTTTATACGTTCCGTCTTTTTCCTTCCAATAGATACCTGCGGTTCTTAAAGGTGTGGTGTAGCCGTTTGAACTATTCATTAAGCGTAATGCTTCAGCAGGTGTTTTGCCTTCGTTAATTAATTTGCAAAATTCGCGAACTCTTTCGATGTTAAATTCTTTTCTTGTTGTCATTTTGTTTTTAATTGTATGGTTTATTAGTCATTTGTGCCATATAAGGCGATTATGTATGATATAACCGCCTTTTTATGACAAGTTATTTAGAAGGGCATGTCGTCCGTGTCGTCCGTTTGTGTTGACTGAACCAAACCGCTTTTTTCGAGCATCGCTTTTGCTTTGTTCATTTGATCCGCAGCCTTATCTAATCGGTCGCTAAATTCTTTCGAACTGCTTACTTTGTTTTGCAACCACTCTGGAAGCATCTTAAAACGCAAGTCGAAATCTTCGCTGTCGTAGTCTAAAAGGAAAGCGCTGTTCACTAACGGTGGGCAAGTCATTCCTTTCGCAAGTGGTGACGCTCCTTTAAGGTCTGCGTAAGTACGTCCTGTGTTCGCTGTGCGGTGCATTACGCTCACCATTGCTTCCTTGCCAAGCAAAGTACCGATGTCAAATTTGTTCGCTTCTCCGTCGCTCATTGCCTTTCCAAGCCACGATTGAACGAAGGCTCTTAGTCCACTCTTTTCGTGCATTGAAAGTGTGAAGTCGCGACCGATAGAGAACGGTTGTTCACCTTTACCGAAGTCAGCGGTTTCGAGAGGTAGTTCAAACACTAAGCGAACTTTGTTCACTAACTTTTCCTCGCCCTGGTAAGTGTCCAAGATTGTCCCGATGTGAATGATTTGGTAGCAACGCGCTACGTGTGTTCCTGCGGGTACTGTTTGACCGCCGCCGTTGTTGTTTGTTGGTTGTGCAATAATGCTCATTGTGTTGTTGTTTATTTGTTTATTGTTGAATGAATTTAGATATTGTTCGAACTTTACTGCCAGTTCAGCGTCTGATTCAATATGTTTCAATTGGCTTTCGTGCAGATGCGCTTGTTCGTTTATGCGCTTAAAGTATCCCATTTAGATTTTATCTTCAAAGATTCGGTAGTCAAACTCGAAAGTGATTCCGTCCTTCTTCAATCGGATGTAGTGTAGATCGTATTCGGGTTCATCTCTGCGAAAGAAGCGACCGAGAATGTCAATCTCAAAACTGATTCCGTTTGCATCGACGAAATTCATTCCTTCCTTTTCTTGAAACCAGCCTGTGTCTTCTTCGTGAAAGTTTTCTGCGATGCCTTTGATTTCTTCGTTGAGACGCTTGATGTCGTCCATTGAAAAGTGATAAGTGATTTTAGGGTTGTACATTGATTTTGATTTTAGTGATTGCAAATGTATTCAATTAGTTGGTCGTTCCAACGCGCTTCCGAAAGTTTTTGATGTTTTTCGATGTTCGCGCTTATCTCGTTGTGCGTTAGGTTGTAAGCCGATGCGCTCGAAGAAACACAAACAAAGTTACTTTTCTTTTGGTGGCTTTGGTAGTTCTTTCCAATGCGTTGTAATAAGGTGCTTGAATACTCGTTCAAGTTTGTCAATTCTAAAGGAGCAATACGCATCCCAATCCAATGTTCCATTTCTCTTATCGCCCCAATAATTTTGGGCGACGATAATAGCTTCTTGAATTTCATTGATATCTTCGGGAAAGAGAAGTGGTGTTTTGCATTTGTTTTCATTGTTCATTTGATTTATTGGTTTTAGATTAAATTTCTTTGGATTCAAGGACTGTTTCTTTAGGTGTAAAGCATACCGCTTTGTCAAATTCTTCTTTAGCTTGTTCGTAAGTTCTGAACTTACCAACGTATTCGTTTTCGATTTTAAGCCAGTACACGGTCTCGTTGTACTTTTGTTCTTCAATTAGTTCTACTTTCATTTTGTTGTGTGGTTTGGGGTTTGTTCTAGTTGTCTTGTTTGTTCGTCAATCGTTCCTGCGATTAACATTGCTCCGAAAAGCATCGCGATAAAGAGTAGTGCTTTTTTCATTTGCTTATTTTGGTTTAGTTAATGTGCGTTGTTGAGCCGCACCCCTCATTTGATTAAATTCCTGTATGATAATTTTCGCATAATCCGATTTCGCGCTTAATAGCGTCGGGGCTATCTTGACAAGGATCGTATTGATTATAATCTTCAATAGTGTTAAACTTGAAACACTCGATGCTGTAACCATCTTTACGCTCCCAAATTTCATACACCCCAACACATTGCTCGCCCTCTTCCCTGCTCCACGCATAACACGCGATAGTTTTTTTAGGCTGCATACTGGTATGACCGTCATTCCAACCGCTTAAATCTCTTTTAAAAGGAAGTTCTTTGATAGAACGACCTGCATAGGTAGCCCATAATTTAAGAAATTCGTCAATTCTTACAGAAAGTCCGCTAAAGGTTACTGTGCTTTCAATTTTTGTTCTCATCGTTGTTTTGTTTTTGTTTATCTTTGGTGTTGTTGTTAATTGTTTGACAAATATATGCTAAACTTTTGAATACACAACAAAAAAATGAAAATAAATTGAAAATAATTTCTAACTGATTGAAAATGAACGTGAAAACTTTTAAGAAAACTTATAAAAAAAGTGTCGTGAAGCGTAAAGCAACGCCTGAATCTGAATCGAACCAACAAGAAATTGTAATAAAGTACCTTCGTTTAGCATATCCCGACGCGTTGTACTGCGCTTCCGCAGGTGGAATGAGAACAAGTTACTTGCAAGCGGTCAAAATGAAGCGTACTGGATACGTCAAAGGGTTTCCTGACTTGTTCATCTACGAACCACGCGGATCGTTCTTCGGTCTTGCAATCGAAATGAAGAAAGAGAAAGGGGGTGTCGCATCGCCCGAACAAAAGTGGTGGCAAGAACAATTAAGAAACAGGGGCTACGCGTCTTATATTTGTAAGGGAAATGAGGAAGCAATTAAAGTAATAGATGAATACTTCAACACAAATTGACACTTGAACACTACATAGAAGGAAGGTACAAACACTTTAAAGAGTTAGCGTACAACATTGCTCGTAAAGAACCCTTTTACGAGGATCTCTTGCACGACTCTTTACTTTCTATGTTCGGTTCAAAACATATCGAGAATCTAATTGATACAGGCGACTTCGAGTTTTACTTAATTCGTGTAATGTATTTGTCGGTTAACTCACCAACGTCGCCATTCTACAAACAAACGATAGCCTGGAACAGAAACCGCCGCGACTTCAAAGACTACGCTCACGAAGTTGATAAGACGTGGCTAGGCGCACGAATGACCAACGAACAACTGGACATTCTAATTAGTCGATTGAGTGAGTTCGAGCGTTTGATATTTCAAGAATACATTCTGGAGGACTTCACCTACCGTGCGCTATCAAAAGAAACAGGAATACCGATGCCGTTCTTGTATCGCACTATTGATTCAATTAAACAAAAAATAAGAGCAAATGTTATTCGCAAAACACAATGAGTACAAAAGACGTCTTGACATTTGTCGAGCGTGTAAATTCTTCGAAGCTTCAACGCAATCTTGCGGAACTTTAATAGTAGGTGACGAAGTAGAAACCGAAGTATTATTCCGTCGTAAGTCGATAAAACTTTGCGGTTGCGTAATGCCAGTCAAAGCAAAACTCGCTTTCGCTTCTTGTCCTGCATCTAAATGGGAAGGTGTGTTGACACTTGACGAACAAATAGAGTTCAAACGCTTCCTATTAGACGCTCAAAAGAAGGGCAGGATTGACGCGATAGACCTTTCGAAGTTCTACACCTTCAAAGACAAGGCAACAGGCGCTTACAACGAGCGTTCGACGTGTGGCGCGTGTGTCAAGAAAGACATCAAAACCTTTCTTGAATCGATGTCAGACGTACCTGTTGATTTCAACAACGAGTAACTGAAAAGTTTCAAGGCAACCTTTGACAATACGAACGTATATTTGTATAGTCAAGTGTATTTAGCATTACCCCCTTTTGTTTAGCACTTGACAGAGCAAAACAATTGGGGGTATATTTTTTATCGTCGGAAGCAATTTAACGACAGGGTAAAAGACGAATAAGGGCAACTGTGGGATTGTGTTAAAGCCCAATGGTATGACAAAGGAATAAGCCATACGACACACGGAGAGGCAATTCTTCGAAAGATAGATTCCAGACTCAAGGACATTGCTGTTCACTTGAGGACACGACAGCGAGAGACTCATTCGACGGAGTAATTATCGCAAAAGTGAGCGTCCAACACTTTGAGAAATCTTAGTGTTGGATATTTCTATCTCTCACTTAGCTCCAGATCTAATCTCGGGAGTAATTAATATACCGACTGTTTTTTTTTAATTTAAGAAGTAACAAGATGTACAAGGAACTCGCAGAACAACACTACGTTAACCACAAAGACTACAAAAACTAAAAATTATGGAAAATTTTAATCAAATAGTTATTTGGAATATGAAAGATATAATAGGACTAAGTCTTTTAGGCTTAATAATATTTGTTGTTTCAATAATATTTTTTATTGCTAAAATCAAAGGAGGTAACAATGAGTAAGCAAACAAGTAGTGTCGAATTGTTAGAAAAGCAAACAAGTAGTGTTGAATTTTTAGCTAACGCTTTTATTTTTGTAGCTCCAGAATTATGGGGAAAACTAAAAGTTAAATTCCAACAAGCGAAAGCAATGCACAAGTCGGAAATTGAAAGTGCGTATCTGGATGGATGTACTGATAATATGAATGATGAGGATGATGTTGAATACTATTACAACGAAATATTTGGAGGTAGTGAATGATAATCATACCAGCTCAACTCGAAGCCGTTACTACGCGAAAGGACAAGACACTCAAACTAACCTTTGGAACTAATGAACTTTCACCTGCTCAAGCGTCCGAACTATTCACTATCGCAAATCAATTCGGTTATCTTGCTTTCAAAGACGAAGACTTCAAACGCGAAGAACTGGATGCAGTTGAAAGTCTTAAGTCAGAGTTAGAAGATACGTTAAAGAAGCCTTCACAGCGTTTACGTAGTGTTCTCTTTCGACTATTCGAACAAGACAACGACGGGTTCAAAACATTCTCGAAATACTACGATTCGAAGATGGAACAACTTATTAACCATTACAAAGGAAAATTAGGGTAATTGTTACCTTCGAAAAGAAAACGAGAGTAGTTTTTATATTTATAAATTATGAGCAAGGAAGAAAACAAACCACAAAACGCAACACTAAAAAAGACTGCTATGCTAAAGGCATTGGAATCTACTTTGGGTGTCGTAACGTCAGCGTGTGAGATTGTCGGAATAGATAGGACAACGCACTATCGTTGGTTGCAAGAAGACGAAGACTACAAAGCAAAGGTTGAATCGTTATCTGACCTTGCCGTTGACTTCGCAGAAAGTCAGTTGTTTGAATTGATTAAGGGAGCGCACCGCGAGGTGTCAACACCAGACGGTGAAGTAATCCGCATTCAAGACGCTCCAAACACAAGCGCGACAATCTTCTATTTGAAGACACGCGGAAAGAAACGAGGGTACGTTGAACGAACTGAATTAGCAGGTGTGAACGATGCGCCAATTCAAATAATAATCAATGACAAATTATAACAACCAATTCGACAAATTACCGAATGAGTACTGCTACATTGACATTTGACCTTTCCGACGGCGACGATCGTTTTGAGTTCAACCGAATGACAAAGGCTCTCGATATGGCTATGGCTCTTTGGGAAATCGATATGAACGGATACAGAAAGTTTACGAAGTACAACGAAAGGCAAGAAGAAGCGTATCAAGAAGGAATCGAAGAAGTATTTAAATACATTCGTGAACTACTTGACGAACATCAAATTAACGTCGAAGATTTAATCGTTTAAATATGGCAGACATCACAAAATGTAAAGGTATTAACTGCGAACAGCGTGGAACGTGTTACCGGTATCTCGCAACCGCGAACCCCTATCGGCAAAGTTACTTCAGCGAAACGCCTGTATCGAAGGACGGAACGTGTGACAAATATGTACTTTGGTTGGGCGCAAGTGAATGGACAGGACAGATAAGAGAGGAATGAACGACGCGTTAGACTGGATGTTCGAACAACTGTGGAACACACCAAAAGACAAATTCGAGTGGAACGCTATCTTGAACAAGGCAAAGGAAATGTGTCACAATAATTCAGAAAACTGTGACATATTATAATGTGATTATGTCGCAAGTATAGTAGATTTTTGCGACAAAGAACGAACAACTAAACGTATAATAAGGAATAACAAATAAAAAATAATATGATTGGCAACTTGATTAAAACACAAAGCGGAGTTTATGCGTTTAACCATAACTTCCCAAAGCATTGCAAGGCAGAAGATTTTACAATTGTAAATACTTCAATTGAAGACCTTGACGCAATGTACAACGAAGAAAAGAATTGTTTTGTTGAAGCGGTTAATTGCAGTACCGAAACTTCAAGGTGCGTTGAAATTGTAGCAAAGTCAACCGAACAAGAATACATTGAATATCACAAACGATAATGAGCGAAAACAAATTAAACTTTCTCAAATCACAAATCACCGCCTTTAACCCAACGTGGACGAAGGAACAGGTTGAAATGGAAGCAATCAGAATTTACAACGAAGCAAACACAATCGACGACGACGAAGAAGGGTGTTTGTATTGTGGTTCGTAGTCAACAAAAGAATCTTAATTGTAGATATTAAACAACAAACGAATGAGCATCAAAGTAAGTATACCTGCTGACTATTCAAGTATCAGCGTCAAGCAATACCTTGACTATCACGCGGCGAAGAACGACATCGACAAGTTGGTTTCAATTAGTAACCTACTGAAAGAACAAGCGGAGCAGATTCCCTTCCAACACTTGCCGACACTACTCGGCGCGTTCGAGAACACTCTGGCGAACGAATCAGCTAAATTCTTTGAGACCATTACAATCAAAGACAAGGACTTCGGTTTCATTCCCGACCTTTACTCTATCAGTATGGGTGAGTACGCTGATATTTCAACGTGGGCTTCCGACGTGAACTCAAACATTGTCAAGATAATGGGAACGCTTTACCGACCTATTGACAAGCGCGTAGGTTCGAAGTACACAATCATTCCTCACAGCAAACAAAATCGCGAGATGGTTGAAGGCTACGTTGAGCAGATGACGCTCGAACAATTCAACGGTGCGATGCTTTTTTTTTCGACTTTACTCAGAGAACTAAACAACACTTCGCTCGATTATTTGGAGAACGAAGTCAAGAAGTTGACGAAGGAGATGGAGCAATTGACGACCGAGAAGGACTAAACCAAGTACTCGGAAGGTACGGTTGGTATCACTTGTTTATGGAAGCGTGCGGACGCGACATAACAAAGTTGGATGCAATTACGGAAAAAAGTGCATGGGAGATATTTACATTTATGACTTACCTAATAGACTACAATTATGTCGAACGTACAAAGCTACAACGCGCTTATAGATAGATTCAAGGCATTCGCCTCTGGACACTTTATTCTTAAAACATTTTCACACGGTCAGATTGACACGGCAGACCTTGAAAAGTTTACCGAATATCCCTTTATGCACGTCGTGCCTTCCAACGTAACGTATGCGAAAGGTACGAAAACGTTTAGTTTTCAGATTGTCCTTGCGGATCTTCCGCGAGACAAAGATGACAAAGTAGAATTTCAACGCGAGGTTCTTTCCGACCTTCAACGAATAGCAGAAGACTTGGTTGCCGAGATTACGAACCACCGCGTTTTGTTTGGTGACTTAATCACCGTTCAGAACGTAAGCCTTGAACCATTCCTTGAAGAATTTCACAACACGCTTACCGGTTGGACAGTTAGTCTTGACTTGCTTGTTCCTTACTATTGGGACGCTTGTTCTATTCCTGCTGAGTGGAACGATTTCTTCGAAAGTGGAAGCGGTGGCACGGGTTCAATCTTAACATTCATTGATTCAATCACACGCGACGAGAACGGCAACGTTAGTCTTGTTAACGACGAAGCAGAACCTTCGCCTAACTATTACTACGGGACTAACGACGAAGGGGTGCGCGGTTGGTACTTGTTGAGCGACGAGGTAGGGTTGACGTGTGAGACAATAGGCGATTGTCAAACGATAATCGACATCGAAGCGGCAATTGATTTATTGCAACAAGACGTTACCGACTTACAAGCGGACGTTGCTGACATCGAAACAGAACTGCCTAACAAAGTACCTTACACAGGCGCAACGCAAGACGTTAATCTTGGTGAGTTCGGGGTGCAATTAGGCAATTTAGAATTTGACGTTACACCAACCAACATACCAACGGCACAAGGCTCGGTATATTGGGACGACAACGCGGAGACGTTAGCAATCATAATGAACGGCACGACGCAGAAGGTCGGTGAGGATATTTTTTACCACGTCCGTAACACGACAGGAAGCACGATCCCAAAAGGAACGGCTGTCCGATTTGCGGGGACAACTGGAAACAGCGGTCGTCTTTTGATTGCGCCAATGATAGCGAACGGAACTACTCCGTCGCAATACTATATGGGTGTTACTTCGGAAGCAATTAGCAACAATGCCGACGGCAAGGTTTATCAGTTCGGCAAGATGCGTGTTAACACTTCAGCGTTTGCTGACGGAGATATTCTTTACGTTTCGACTACTGTTGCAGGTGGTTTTCAGACGACGCAACCAATAGCACCGAACAACATTATCGTTGCGGCTGCGGTGGTTCACGCGGCTAACAATGGGACGCTTATGATTCGTCCAACGTTGGGCAGCAACATCAATTCAGACGAAGGTGTTCTTATCACCACACCTGCAAACAACAACGTGTTGACTTATGAATCTTCTACTTCATTGTGGAAGAATAAGACGGTTGAAACGGCACTTGGATACACACCACTAGCAGGGGTGCATTCGATTGTGCCAATAGCAAGTGGTGGTGTTACATATAATGGATTAACTGCCATAACATCTGGCGCAAACCAAACGGGTTCAAGCATTCGATTAACTCCATACATACCAGCGCAATCAATTACGAGTAGTAATTTGTACATCAACGTAACAACTGCAACGGCTGGCTCATTATGTACGATTGTTATTTATTCGGATACCAATGGAGTGCCTACAAATTTACTTTACGAGAGTGCAGATTTAGATTGTTCAATAAATGGATTGAAGATTGCAACAACTTCATTTGATTTTGTTACTGGAACTCGGTATTGGTTAGGGTTAAAAACAAATGGAACAGCAGCAACACGAGCAAGTTTAAACGTTTCTTCATCACTACCATTAGGTGCAAATGCATCATCAACATTTATAAGTTATCAAAAATCAGCAATAACTTATGCTTCACCATCAC